CTGTAACTACAACCAATGTTAGTATTAAAATGAACTTTACACATCCAGTAAAAGAAATAATATGGGTAACACAACCTATAAATTATAGAAAACGTGATTTTACTAATCCTAGAGCAGGCCACCAGTATTTTAATTATACAGATCATTGGGATTACAGTGGGTTTAATGGTACACCTGAAGCATCATGTGGACCTGGAATGGTAGGAGGTCGTGGTGTGAAAAATATATCTTTTGGAAATCCAATGATTAAAAATGTAAAACCTTCAACAACTTACACAAATATAACAGGTGGTATTGGTGGGACCCATTTAAAATGTGATATTGACAAAGGTTACAATGGTGTTACTGTACCAAGTTCTTCACATTTCAATATTGTAAAATTTACTAATGGAGATGATATAGCAGGACCATTAGGATTTTCAAATGGTACACAATCTAAATTTTTGAGTATTAATGGTACTACAAGCGGTGGTTTATTGGGAAATTCATTAAGAATTGGAGATAAACATAAATTAACATTAAAAACTACATCAGATGGTGAAATTAATAAAACAACAATAACTACAATAACAGCATTATATAGATTGAGTACTGATAGTTCAAATGTTGCACAAGGAATTGGATCAATATCTTCAGGCGAAATAGTTTCTGATTTGGCATCTGGAACTACATCTGCCCCAGGAACTGGTGTATTAATTATTAAATATGATAGTTATATTAATTTATCATCTCCAACACTTGTAGATGACGATGTATTAATAATTGAAAAAATTAATATAAATAATAAAAGTAATTATCTGTATGATAATGGTAATTTACATTATAATCCAGAAGAATTTATTGATGCCACTAATGGAATAATGAATTTGAATAATACCGAAGGTGAAACCCCACATACAGATACAAAATTAAATATGAAAAATCAAACCAATTTAGAAAATTTACAATACATTAATTTATTAGATACTGGAGAAAATTGTACAAAAGAAGGTAATATCGTATTAAATGGTAATGACCGGTTTTCTACACGTGAAGGAAAATATTTCAATTTAGTTCAACCTTATCAACATCATACAAATTGTCCAGCACCAGGTATTAATGTATATTCATTCGCTATTACTCCAGAAGATCATCAGCCATCTGGTACATGTAATTTTTCACGAATAGATAATGCTCATCTAAATCTAACATTAACCGATAATACAATTTCCGAACATAATGGTAAATCAGCAACAATAAAGGTATATGCTATAAATTATAATATATTAAGAATTATGAGTGGTATGGGGGGATTAGCATATTCTAATTAAGAGTATATAAATAATAAAATAAATATTTTTATATTTTAATATGGAAGGAGAATGTTCAATATGTTTAGAAACATTATTGATCGGAAAAACGGCTAAATTAAGTTGTGGTCATTATTTTCATACACAATGTATTGATACATGGTTTGAACACAAAAAAATATGCCCATTGTGTAGGCATCAATTTAAACATAGTTATAAATGTAAAAGTATGAATTATAGTTTTATACATTATACATTATTAATTGAATCTGATAGATTAATTGTTCGGGGATTATTTTATAATAAACATATCAAATTTGATTTTATAAGTAAAGTTGGTTATATTNGNGANTGTTTTATAATATACTACAAAAATAAGATAATAAAATATAAATTGTATAGTCATGAAGANACATTTGAATTATTTAATATATTAAAAAACAAATTTTTACTTCAAGAATAATATCATTACTATATTATATGGATGATTTGAAAACTGGCGATTTGATTTTTTTTACTGGACATAAAACTGGATGGTTACAATATTTTTCTAGTTTTATTGAATATGCTACACATTCTAATTATAGTCATATTGGAATGATTTTAAAAGACCCTACATTTATTGACCCAACTTTAAAAGGAATATATGTATGGGAATCTGGATGGGAAGGAGAATATGACCCACAAGATGGTGAAATAAAATTAGGGGTACAAATAACACCGTTACATGAAATCCTCAAAAATTTTGAAGGTTCCAATGCTATTATTCGAAAGGTTAAATGTGATCCTATATTATTTTCAGAAAGAAATCTTAAAAAGGTTCATTCAACAGTATACAATAAACCTTATGATGTTATACCAAAGGATTGGATAATGGCACTCTTTAGAAAAGATGGTGAACCACAAAAAACAGACAGATTTTGGTGTAGTGCTTTAGTTGGATATATTTACACTAAATGCGGAGTATTACAAAAACAAACCGATTGGTCTATTTTACGCCCATCCGATTTCTCTTTAGATGGTGAATTACTAAATTTTAATGAAAATTGCTCTTTATGTCCAATTGAAACAAAAATACAATAATTATTTTATTTAATATTTTTTCTTTTTTAATTAATATATGTTTCGGAATATATTATTGATTCCAGGTCCATTAACCACTTCAGCACGTGTTAAATCTAAATTAATAATCGATTACTCGGCACGTGAACCTATTTTTACATCAATTATTCAATCTGTTAGAAAAAACTTATTGCTTATTAGCGATACAAATAAAGATAAATATACATCAATATTAGTTCAAGGATCAGGAACTTATGGAAATGAGGCTATTATTTCATCATTACCAAATGATTCTAAAATAAGTGTTTTTTCAAATGGTATTTATGGAGACAGATTAAAAGATTTGTGTAGTATTCATAATAAATTGAATGATTATGTATTTTTAGAAAGTAATACACAAATTACCCCAAATATAATAGAAAACACTATTAAAAATAGCGATTCAACACACGTTGCTCTTGTCCATAATGAAACTACAACGGGTATTATGAATCCTATTGAAAGTATAATTCCAATCGCAAAAAAATATAATAAAAAAATAATATTGGATGCTATTAGTTCTTATGGTGGAATACCAATTGATATAAATGGATTAGATATAGATTATTTAGTAGGAAGTTCTAATAAATGTTTACATAGTCATCCAGGGTTGGCCTTTGTTATTTCTAAAAAAGATTCTTTAATAGAATGTAAAAATACTAATAATTCACTAAGTTTAGATCTTTATTCACAATATATTGATTTAGAAAATGAAAATCAATTTAGATTTACTCCACCAGTTCAAATAATAAATTCATTAAATACATCACTAAATGAACTTATTGGGAGCGGAGGGATTCAGAAGAGATATGAACATTATACAAAAATGAATACTATTATTTACAATACATTAACTAATATAGGATTTGTACCATATTTAAATAAAGAAATAAATTCACCAATCGTTTCAACGTATTATATACCAGATTATATTACTAATTTTGATTTTGATACCTATTCTAAAAGGCTAAGAAAACATAATATTATATTGTATCCAACACCATTAAATAAACCAAATATAATACGTATTGGAAATATAGGAGATATTACAATAGATGAATTATACAAATGTCTAAATATCATGATGGTTGAATTAATGAAATTTAATTAATGAAATTTAATTAATCATTGTTACTAAATAATTTAATTTATTTTTTAATTTTCTTTGGAATAATAATGTTATAAATGCTGTTGTAATATTTCCACTCTTTGCCTTTATATTCAATACTGTTTGTTTTGATGTTTGCTTTGCTAATTCTTCATCATTATAAACAATATTTAACATTTTAAAATATTTAAAATTATTCAAGTTATCAATAGAATTAGACATAATAATAGATATCCAATGTTTTCCTAATATTATAATTATTATCGAAACAAGTACATCAATTATTTGTGTAAATATAGAATATTTAAACCATTTATGATCTTTGTTTTCTTTATATTCTGGACAATCTATAAATAATTTATTTGTTACAATTGCCAACCCTACAGTAAATATTGTAAATATGATTGATACCCACACAATCGCTAGATTTCTTCTAAAAAATACATAAAAATCTCCATTTTGGTGTAATGAATTTACTTTATTGTATAATCCTGTAACTAAAGTTATTAATGATACTATAATCATAAATAGTAAAAACACAATGGCAATTAATTTTCCGATATTATTTAATGTAAATAATTTTTTAGTCTCTTTTTTATTTTCTACCGTTTTATTCATATAATATATTAAAATATATTAATATATTAAAATATATTAATATATTAAAATATATTAATATAATATGTCTTACAAATTATGTGACACATGTATTAATGTTGAAAAAAAAGGATTGAATTTATTTACTGAGAATGATGAAAAATGGGTCAATTTTCCACATCCATTACCTATATTAGGACTCCGAGAAGGTACACAAGAATTAGAAATTGATGTTGGAAAAAAATACGCAAACCATTTAATATATTATTGGGGAAGTAAAGATATGTTCAATAATTTAAATTTAGAATATCCAGATTCATATATAAATAGCATGAATAATGGATTGATGAGACTGGATAATAATGGTAAATGTTTAGTAAATGTGGATTGTCCACAACCATACAAAGACCAAGGAATATCTTATATGTCACATATTCATATTTTGGTATCAGATAAAAAAATGACAAAATGGAATACTAATATTTTTACTCAAAATGTCTTATGTAATATTACAAAACGAAATTTACACCACCATTTACAGAAAAAGGATAGACTCGTTATTAATGCGTTAAGTAAAGACTATTATAATAAAACCCACATTCCAGGTTCGTTTAATTTACATTATAAAGAGGCAGAACAAATGTCAGAAGTTCAATTAAACAATAGTATAAAACACATGATTAAATCCCATAAACCAATTCAAACATTAATCAAAAAAAATAAACTAAAATTAACAGAAGTACCAATCATAGTATATTGTTACGATAAACACTGTGATGCCGGACATATGTTAGCAAATGCGCTTTTTAAAAATGGTTATACAAATGTAATTGATTATGGTGATGGAATTATGGGATATATGAATCGTAAAAGAGAATAATTTATTTATTTATTTATTTATTTATTTATTTATTTATTTATTCGTTTATATTATATGAATTGTTTACCGAGCACAGCCCCAAAATATATGTCTAAAAAAAGAAAAAGTCCACCTATACCAGCAAATGATTGTATAGTAAATACAGTTAAAGAAGGAAATGATGGAGAATATTGGCAAGCACGACAATCTGGAAAATCTCTTAGATGGACCAAATGCTTTAAAAAAATAGATGATTGTGATAATTTACCAGAAAATCAATTCTGGGGTGTAAGTGGACATGGTGCTGTTATTTTAGATAGAAATTCAACACCACCCCCAAAACCAAAACAAAGCCCAAAACCCAAAATGAACGTATCTAATGATTTAAGAATTGGTAAAGAATTACATGATACAATTTATGATTTATGGAATCAAATATCAAAAAAAAG